TCTTGCTACGAGCCGAAGAAATTGACACCGAACTTCCCATTGACATTGAAGAGTGGCCTCTGATTGTCCAGGCAGTGGAAAGGCTGCTTGCTGATAGAGCGGCAAAGACAGAGGCTGTTCAGCCTGTAGTAACTAAAAAGTTCTTGAAAAGCATTGACTTCACCAAAGCTGACGCAATAAAAGTGATTGGAGGCGAAGTTGAAATACTTGACGAAGCTTTTGCTTGGGTATTTACTGAGCAGGGACACGAATACTGGTATGACCGCCAGCGAGGGGCGGAGAAGCTTTCGTCTTCCGACAAAGCCCTTCTGCAAAGCTGGGTAGATACTGCTGACTACTACGAGAAGAACAATGACTGATCATCTTGCTCCTGGCTGGAAAGCGCTTTGCGCTGAATTGCTACTGTTCGGAGAACAAGCAGGAGAGATAGCAGCAAACGAAGGTCTTTGGCCTAAATGTGATCCTGGCCCCGATTGGCTGCTGGACCGCACCCGTGCTGCCTTGGCCCAGTCCGAGCCGGTGCCCGTGACTAAGCGGTTGCCGGGGCCGGGGGATTGCGATGCGGAGGGGAGGTGCTGGCTGACGAGCGTTGACGTGGAGCCCGGTTGGGTCCTTGACAACCCTGAGCAATGCACCAACTGGACCCACTGGCGCCCCCACCACGCCCTGCCGGTGCCGCAACAAGAAGCCAATGACTGATCATCCCTTTCATCAAACACGCCTAATTAGTCTTGCCGTGGAAAATGCCACGTTGCCAGAGTTCAAGCAGCTAGTAGATAGGTTTGAGGCTTTTGAGCTGTGCGCAACTAAGCGTGTCGCTGCAGCCTTTGGCTACCTCCTGGCGAAAGAGGAAGCCGAACAAGCCAAGCAGTCCCTATCCCCTGAAACCGCCTATGACGAGGTGTGCGCCATCCTTGAGCTTTTCAGTGAAAGCGAGTATGGCGAAGTAGAAAGAGCGGCAGACAAAGTGTTTGGCGCCATTTATCATTGGCTAAGCAAAGAAGACGGCATTGGCAAGGAAGCACTGGTAACGGCATTTGCTCATTACCTTCCTCCTGTAGATGCTTGACAAGGCAACAAGCCTGCTCTATTCTTGTCTTGCCTCATTCCCCATCGCTCTTTTCTCATGACTTCCGCTGAACTGTCCTCCATCTCTGTTAATGGCGTGGAATACGTCAGGGCCGATTCTATTCCTGCAGCCAAACCCAATGGCAACCGCGCTGTAATTGTTGTTGATCGTGGTTGGATTTTTGCTGGTGACATCACCCGTGAGAATGGCCGCATCAGGATCAGTCGTGCTGTGTGGGTGTTCCGCTGGGAAAGCTGCGGCTTTGCCAAGGTCATTGAAAACCCCAGCAACGCCGACATTCGCCCAATGGCGGATGTGGACATGCCCGAAGGCGCAGAGATTTTTTGCGTGCCGGTAAGCGACAACTGGGGGCTGTGATGACCGCTATATTTCGTCCCGTAGGCGACGGCTCCGGCTCCGGCTCCGGCTCCGGCTCCGGCTCCGGCTCCGGCTACGTCTACGGCTCCGGCTCCGGCTCCGGCTCCGGCTCCGGCTCCGGCTACGGCTCCGGCTCCGGCTACGGCTCCGGCTCCGGCTACGTCTACGGCTCCGGCTACGGCGGCACTTGCTCTCCCCATCGTCTTAGACGCAAATAGTTCATTCTGAACACCACGCTTTTCCCATTGCCCCTAGCCTTAACTGACTAGGGGCTTCTTTTATGGGCATGTTTGATGACCTTCCCGCGCCATTCATGGTGTCTGCGATCAAGGTGTGGCCTTGCGCCAGTCGGCCTGGTTTTCAATGGTTCATTGCCTGGGAAGGACGCCCGTACTACTTCCGCAGTCGCAACGATGCCATCCTGTTTGCGAAAGACCGCTGCTCTGTCGAAGATCATGAAGGCTTATGCGATTAAGCCGTTAAGAAGCCCTGTCCTGCGCTAGTCTGCCTCTGTTGATTCTCGCCCGCTTGCGCGGGCTTTTTCGTCTATGGCGCTAAAGGACAAGGCACGTTGCGACAAGATTGCCCGCACTGGACGAGTGGAAAGCTGGATGGAAGACCCTGAGGGGCGCTTGCCGGTTAGCTGTGCAGTAATTGTCGTTGAAGATTCAATGGAAGGCCGTGATGGCATTGAAGCATCTTGGCGATTCACTTCCCATGGTCTTCGTAATGGCGCTGGCGTGGCAGTGCATTTGTCTAACTTGCGTCCGCGAGGTGAACAGAATGGCAAAGGACTCACTGCTTCAGGACCCTGCTCTTTTGGTAAAATCTATTCAACGCTCAATGAGATTCTTCGTCGCGGTGGCAAGTTTAAGAATGGGGCTGTAGTGCTTCATCTTGACTACGACCATCCCGATGCTATGGAATTTATTTCCATGACACGACAAGAGCTGCAATGGGCAAAACGTGCGATCAACGTAGACGAGTACTTTTTTGAGCGCACCACGCCTGAGTTTAGAACTAAACTAATTCAGGCAATCTCCAATGGGGACGTGTGGCTTGTCAAAAAGAAGTATGATCGTTTTGGGAGTAGAGTTTTCTTCCAGGTTTGTCTCGAAGTGGCTATGCCGTCTCGGGGAACTTGCCTCCTTGAACATATTAACGCAGGTGCATGTGGCATTGATGATTTAGAGAAGGCGTTTACTGCTGGCATGAAAGAGGTTTGCGAGCTTCATGCTCGTACTGGAGTGGGTCGCACCAGTGAATATCTCCCGCCTGAAGAGGACAGACAGGTGGGCCTAGGTATTCTTGGCCTTGCCAACTTCCTTTCCATTCATGGCATTTCTTACGAAGATTTTGGTAACGCCCTAGAGAGCTACACGCTTGGCACGGAGCAATGGGATTATTGGTATGAGACAAAGGCTGGCGATGCCGTAAGCGCCTTTGACAATGCAATTGAATCTGCTGCAGAGGTGGCACGCTCGTACAATATGGAACGCGCCTTTGCCATTGCTCCCACCGCCTCTTGCTCCTACCGCTACCTCGACTCTCGCGGCTTTACCACCGCCCCTGAAATTGCTCCTCCTATTGCCCGTGTCGTTGATCGTGACAGCGAAACGATGGGTGTAGAGCGTTTTTACTACGGTGAAGTGGAGATTGCCGAGGAAGTGGGCTGGGAAGCCTTCCGCAAAGTGGCAGATGGCATCATGCGACTCATGGAGCGCACTGGCCTCCTGCACGGCTACTCCCTTAACTGGTGGTCTGACATGGTGGTTTGCGACGAAGACTTCCTGAAGGAATGGCTGGAAAGTCCGCAAACCTCTCTCTACTACGCCTTGCAAGTGCAAAGTGGCACTCAAGCCAAGGATGATGTTGGAGTAGACTTGGAAGAGAGTCTGACCGAGTTCTTTAGCTTGGACAGTGAAGAGGAGCAAGCATCTTGCTCGATTGACGGAGGTTTCTGCGCGAGTTGCGCAGAATGATCTTCAACCACCTTCTCAATGACCATGGGGCCGAAGTGTCGGCCCTTTGTTTTCTGTCTTTTCTTTTCCTCGCATTGATTAACGATGGCCGTTCTTGACTACTTCTCTGCCGTTGCCCGCAAGCGCCCCTGGCAGGCCGTGCCCGTTACCAAAGGCAATCTTGTACCTGGCTCTGAAGAAACCATCTTCCGTGCCCTTGCAATCCGCCACCTAGAGCTTCCCGTGAAGGACATGCTCTTGGAAGGACTCAACCGCGATCTGCCGAGCACGCCTGGCCTTATTGAAAGCATTGAGAGCAACATTCTCGACGAGGAGCGCCATGACATTGCGTTGAATTACGTGGCCGCTGCACATGGCGTGGACGAGAAAGCTGAAGCAGAGGCGATGAAGATTCGTCAAGCATGGATTGATCATCCTGCCCACCCCATTGCCAAGGTGGCTGTTCTTGAGCGGAGCTTGTTCTTCACGATCCTGCCGTTCTTTCGTTTCAATGGTGACAAAGGGCTGCGAACTGTTGCGTCCGACATTTCAAGAGATGAGATTTGTCACGCTTTCTGTCATACGGAAATCTGCAAAGAAGCAGGAGAAAAGTATGGCGAAAGCCTGAACAAGCTCCGCAAGATGACTGCATTGTGGATTTACGACAAGCTAGGCAAGTCGTCCAACAAATACTTGGACAAAGACTTCTGGCTTCGTCAAAGCGATAGCCTATTCTTCCATGGAAAAGCGCCTGAATTGAATGAGACGAAAGCAAGCGTAATGCCAAGTTTCTTTGAAACGAATGCGCTAAATCTGCCTGCCTACGGTAGGTGAATAGGCCGCGCCCTGCTTTGCAGGGCTTCCAGCCCAGTGCGAACCAATTGGATAAGGCGGCTCCAGCACCTCTCCCTAGGACGCTAGTGGAAGCGCTGACAGCGATGGGGGTTCAAGTCCCTCCTGGGCTTTGTGCTATAGTTTCAAGCGACAGAGGGCGAGCCTCTGTGCATTACGCGGGGTTTTGCTCTGCAGATGATGCCCACGCTCGCTCCTTCGTCCACCACCACTGCTACTCTGTCGGCAGTGTGCAGCCAGTCCAAGAACCCGCGTCGTCGGGAAGTAGTCTTGCTGGTTTGCGTTTCCCGCTCTGCTACTGGGGACGCCCAGTAAAAGCAACGGAACTAAGTCCTGCTTCGGCAGGCCGGGAGGGCTGATCGCCTCCTGAGCGCCCCTACGCCTCTCAACGATGCGCAACTCTGGGGCCTTTGGGAAAGATGCCAGACTGGGCTCTGGCTACTAAAGGGGCTAAACCTCTTTGGTGTAGATGGTTCGATTCCGTCCTTTCCCCTTCTGGTATAGTGGCACCACCTCGCGCATCCTCATGAACAGGACAAGAGTGGCTAGTCTCGTCGCTGCAAGATGCGACATTCCCTACCATCGTGCCATCCTCATCACCGACACGTTCTTTGAAGTGATCGTTGAGGCAATGATAAACAGAGAGTTCCGCGTAAGCCTCCCTGGCTTTGGCTCGTTCGTTCCTCGCATTCATCAACCAAGGCAGTACGAACTGCCCGTCACAAGACGCATCATTAAAGTGCCCGAACATGTGGTGCCATCCTTCATTCCCAGCAGGGAGTTCATTAAGCGCATGAACGGAGGTCGTTACAAATTCTCTAGCAAGCTGCCATGAGCGCTTTTGTCACTTCGGACCTTCACCTAGGTCATTCCAAGATTCTTGAGTTTATCAATCCTGACGGATCTCCGGTGCGCCCGTTTTCTTCACTTGAAGAAATGCACGAAGCCTTGATTGATCGCTGGAACAAAATGGTCAACACAAAGGATCGCATTTACATCTTGGGCGACGTGGCAATCCCTCGTTCAGCGCTAAAACTCCTAGATCGGTTCAATGGGAGCAAGGTATTGGTTCGCGGTAATCACGACATTTACCGTCTTCAGGACTACTTGCCGTATTTCCATGACATTCGCGGAGCATTCTTTCGTGAAGGCTTGATCTATACGCATATTCCCGTGCATCCATGCAACCTGTCTGGGCGTTACGTCGGCAACGTACACGGCCACTTGCATAGCCATTTGGTTTACACGGACGATGGGCAAGTAGACAGGCGCTACTTTAATAGCTGCCTAGAGCGCAACGATTTCGCCCCTGTACGATTGGAGAAGATCAGGGCTTACTTTGGGCAGTGACTTCCGAAAGGCGCACTTTCAACACTCCCACTAGGGAGCCATGGAAC